ACACGTAAATTGCTCAATGCAATACGTACCAAAGATGCTGGCAAGTTCTCGCGATCAGTTAGGAGAACACATGCAGATTAATGAAATAACTCGACGCAGATTAAACGAAGTGGGCTTTGCTGCAGGACTGGCAACTGGCTTGCAAGGAGCCCTGAGCAAGGTGGGTGTTCAAGGCCCTACCCTTGAGCCTGGCAAGTACACAGGTCCTACAATGAATCGCGCTCAAGCATTGGCACAGGCCCAAAAACAAGTGCAGACCTTGATTCCAGTCATGCAGAAAAACTGGGCCAAAGCAGTACAAGATACCTTGGCACAGAGTACAGATCCTGCTACCAGTGCGCCTCCTACTGGTGTGGATAAAATGACCACAGGCGATCAAAATTCTTTAAAAGCAAAACTTATTGCACTTGTGAATTCTGCTGTCTATCCGCAATACCCACAGCCACCCCAATACAAAAACTTGCCAACCCAAATGGGCCAAGACCTCACAACCAAAGCACAAGCCATGCAAGTGGTTCAAGACATTGACAGTGCCGTTGATACTATATTTCAAGGTACCATAGACAAATCAGCCAACGTTCAACAAGCCTGGCAAAGTTTAGGACGTGATGGTATTGCTCCTGCACAGGCCATAGCAATTCGTGATACTGGCCAAGGCACAGGCCGAACCTCAATTAGAGCCAAAGCAGGAGGAGCAGAAACGGAATTTGAAATTGATTTAGGTGATGGTGTTTATGTTCCTTATGATCCTAAAAATCCCATACACAAAAAAGCCGCCGAAGATCAAAAGAAAAGATTGGACATATGATGAACCTATATGAGGGCGGCAACGTTTTTAAAGATGCACAAGGTCGGCCACTAACACAACGCATCAAACAAGCAGATATTGCCAGCACAGTGGCCTGGCTGGAAACTGTGACAGGACTTGATTTATCACATGATCGAGATGATAACGGTATTCCTGTCAAGTGGCTGGGGTCAACAGGCAAGAAACCTGATTCTGGTGACCTAGACCTTGCTGTGGATGCCAATGAAATAACCAAGGCCGAGCTCAAGGGCCAACTGGATGCCTGGGCCACAAAGAACAAACAAGATCCCCGAGACTGGACACGCCTCACAGGCGAAGCAGTACACTTCAAAACACCCATACAAGGCGACCCCAAGCGTGGCTATGTACAAACAGACTTTATGTTCATGCCCAATTTAGAATGGGGCACATTCTGGCTGGGTGGCGGCACAGGATCGGCCTACAAAGGTGTGTTTCGTAATGTGCTGATGTCTAGCATTGCCAAAGCACTGGGACTCAAAGCCTCGGCCAAAGGCATCATCAGTAGACAAACAGATCGGATGATCACAATGGATCCAGATCAAGCCGCTGGTATCATGCTGGCCCCACAGTACAAACGCAATCAGTTGATGACTGTGGAAAGCATTTACAAAGCCCTGGCAATGGATCCTGACCGTGATGCCAAACTAGCAGACTTCCGTGAGTATATCACACGTGAGGGTGTAAAGGAACCCGAAATGGGTGTGGCAGAAAGTGATGTTAATTTCCTAGCCCGCCTGCGTGACCGCATTGTAAATCGTGGTTATGTTGCCTTGGTAGAAGCAGAACAAGCAGGAGTGGGTGGCCGAGCCAAGGGCATTGAACATCTCGAAGATCTGGTGTTCCGTCGTGGCACACAAGGTATTAGAGATGCACTGGAAATTGTCAGCCATGCTACACAACAACCTAAGACAGTCACAGCCAAGTGGGACGGCAAACCTGCTGTGATATTTGGCCGCAAACCTGCCACAGGTGAATTTGTACTGACAGACGGGTCAGGCTTTGAAGCCAAGGGATATGATGGACTTGCTACCAGTCCACGCATGATGGCAGACATACAAAGTCGGCGCTCGGGTGATAGAACCGAACTTATTAATTTGTATGCTACATTATTCCCTGTACTTGAAGCCTCACTGCCTCCCAACTTCCGTGGCTATGTCAAAGGCGACTTGTTGTACATGTCAACACCTCCTGTGGAAGCAGGCAACTATGTGTTCCGACCCAACACAGTAGAATACCGAATTCCTGTCAAGAGCGCACTGGGACAACGTATTGGTGCCAGTAATATTGGTATTGCCATACACTCAATGTATGCAGATGCAGGCGATGCACGTCAGCCCTTGAGCGGAGTAAAGTTCAATGAGGTTCCAGGTTTGATGTTGGAAAAGCCAGCAAGTCCTCGAGCACTTGAAACTGAAACCAACGCTGAAAAGCAACTGAAACAATTGATTAAAACTCAGGGTCGAGCAATTGATACACTGTTTAATCCCACAGAACTGCGAGCACACAAGATCACAGACCTAGCAAAATTGTGCGTGGATTTTATCAACACCAAAATAGGCGCACCACTCAACGGTGCCACGCTATTGCCTGAGTTTGGGGAATGGCTGCAGACCAAGGTAACACCACAAAAGTTCCGTAACATTGTGGAATACTTGAATAGCCCTACATCTAATACACCTGCGTTAGCAGCCGCATTTAATGCATTTAACTTGTTGCACGATGTTAAAATGCACTTGCTACGCCAAGCAGATACTGAGCACCCGGGGCAAGAAGGTTGGGTCATGGCCACCCCTGTGGGCTATGCAAAAGCAGTAAACAGATTTGATCCCAATGCATTTGCGGCTCAGAATCGCCAGAGAAACAATCCGCAACAGGCGTGATTTTTCCAAACTGACTAAATAAAAGCAGGTCCATAGAGACCACTAACTTAAAGGAAATTTATCATGGCAACATTTACAAAAGTAAACGGTACTACCCAACCAGTCTTTGCACTGGACGTAGCAAACGGTTCCATCCTAGGAACAGCAAACGTAGCAGCTCAAGGTCCAGTTCAGATCCAAGGTCCAAAACTTGACTTCTTCACTTTGACAGCTAACGCCGCGTTGACCAACGCTGGTAACGTGAACGGTTATTTGAACAACGTTTTGACAGCAGTTCAACAACTTGGCACAATTGCAATTTACCAAGCAGGTGCTGCAGCAGGTGTAATCAGTTTGGCTATCTATCCAAGCGGTGCTTACACTACAGCAACATTGGTTACTGCGGCTCAAACAGCCAACGCCACTGGTGGCTTGAACATTGGTATTCCAACTGCCAACGTTTCTAGCACAGCCAGCTTCACTAACCTAGCTTAATAGTTCGGTTTAGTTGACCACACCAACCCTGGAAGTAAAAACTCCAGGGTTTCTTTTTGGCATTAAATACTTACAGAATGAAGATCATGTGCCGTACCCTTTTTGATTGTAGTCTTACTGGTGTGACTGGACACTACAGATCAAGCGAAATTCCTTTTGTGGACCGTGCCGGGCAAACCATACATAATAAACCGGACTGGAACCATTCGCGCAACCAGCAACGCAATTGGGAAACGCTTTTACAAATTATAAGTTTGCGAACACAACCTGCTGATCTCTCTGTGCCTAAGGAAACACACGGGGTATGGGAATTTGAATTTCGAAGCGAAAGTGAAGGCGTATTCGAAATGCACGGGGACTCTGATCCTTTGGCTGGACTCAAACAAGACTGTGAAGGAGTACCCATGATGTTGAATCTTACTGAACAACCCAGTATGAGTCCCACCATTACCACATCAGGAAACAATCAAAATATTTGGTTCATTGCGGTAAATAATGCATTGGAGTAATCATGGCTGACACCACCGACATTGAAAAGAAAAGTCTCGAAGCACACGTTGAATTGTGCGCACAACGTTATACTGCTTTAGAACAACGTATTGACGATGTCAAAGCAGACACCGCAGAATTAAAAACCACCATTCAAGAAGTGCATAGATTAGTACACAAAATTAGTGACAGTCGTAACACACAGTTGATTAGCTGGGGCATAGGAGTTATTGGATTCTTAACAGCCATTATAGGATACTTGGTTACTCACTACGTATTAAAATGACACAAGATCAAAAATTAGATGCCTGGGCCGAACGCGAGATCAAACGCAATATCGATTCCATCATCCTGGATGATGGTACTGGTTCTCTTGTGGTTTTTGGAAAATATCGCATACAACCGCAGGGCACTAGATTCCAAGTCAGTACCTGGGACAAAGCGATTCATTTGTTCAGCACAAAAAAAACAGCCATGAGTTGGTGTACAACAGATCATCAACAGCAGTATAATCTATCCAATCAGATTTTAGTACTGGATCGTAAAAAACAGGCACTAGCGGCAGATATATACTGTCGACAAGCCATTGGCGAGCGCGGACGAACAGAATCATTTTATGAAATCATAAACATGAAACTACAACCCAAAATAGACCAATATAACTCAGTCACAGCCGAACTAGAGAAATGTGTAAATCAGGCTAAATATATGCAAATTAAGGGATTTAATAATGAAACTGCAAGAACTATCAGCTCCAACGCCAAGTAAGGAAATTGCCAAAGTATTCGAAAGTTACTTTGGTAGCCGCATTCGCTTTGACCAATTAACACGTGGGCAAACTCAATCAATGTTGGGCAAGGTACGTGGTATCTT